ATGTTTAACATCACCGTTTTACTGCAGGACGTCATCGCAACTGACAACCGCCTCTTTGAAGCAAAGGACGTCATGCTGGGTCCTGAGGCACGCTTAGCTAACGTTGTCACCACCCTCGACATTGAGCTGGCCAAGCTAGCAAACCTAGTTGGTTGGAGCCGGGTGTACGATGAGGGTGAAAAACCAGCAGCTACCGACCTAGCCGGCCAGTACACCAAGGTTCTCCACGCGGCCTTGCTGATGGCGGCGCGTAAGCAATGGACGCATTTGGTAGTTTTAGATGACCAGGCCTTCACCCGTTTGTTAGCGGTCAAGCCGGCCACCAAGGTAGCGGATCTCAACAAGGAGTACTTGGCCATCAAAAACTTTACCTTGGGCAGTTACTTCAGCCACCGCCAAGAAGACTTCCGTCACGCCTGGCACTTGCTCTTGAAGCTGGGGCTGGTGGACCTCGGCGTTTCGGCTGACCAAATCATGGCCGCCCATCAACAACTAATCCAACGGGCTGAAAGAACCATTGCCAAAACAAACTAACTAAAAAGGGAAACCGCGAGCGAACGGTTTCCCTTTTTGAGTGAGAGTAAAGACTATGCTTTTCGTTGGAAATGTTTTCCAACGGGGTGGCTTCGAGATGGATTGCCAAAGTAAATTTGACCTGCTACAGATAAAGAAAGAATTAACACAATGATAAAGAACGGTAGCATCTTTTCACCCCCATAAACATTGCCTATCCTTATTATTGCCCATTTTGCAAAAAATGCAATAGCTTTGTAAACTTTTTGTTACATTGGATTAATTTATTTGAAACAAAGAATTTGATCGCCGGCTATTTGCAAGTTATTCGATGAAAACAGTTATAACATAACCGATCGCAGATGAATTAGTCGTTATCCTTGATCTTGCGGTGAACCAGGGCTGCGGGAGTGTGCAGGTGAGAGATAGAAAAAATTCAGCTCCTTACCACGGGGGCAAGGAGCTGAAAGTGTAACGTTACCGTTTTAAATTAATGCTGATGAGACGGGTGGGCAGTAACACTACTCCACAAACGTTGATTTAACAGTATTCTTGAGCTAACCGTGCACCAAATGTGCACCATTAGATGGATTCAAGCGCGGCGATGATCAATTCATCGGTCTGGGCTTTGTACTCATCGATCAAGTAAGCATAAGTGTTAGACGTGATCACGGTCGAAGAGTGACCAAGTCGTTTGCTGATGGCGTAGAGATCAATGCCACTCGCTAGCAAGAGCGCCACGTGTGAGTGACGGAGACTGTGGAAGTGGAAGTTCTGCCGGTTAATGCCTAAGTCGGCCAGGAGCGTTCTCAGCGTCTTATTGACGGCGTTACTGGTGGGAATGGTGCCAAACTGGGTGAGGAAAACCATATTGCTTTTAGAATGCGTTCTAAGCCCTCTCAGAAGCGCCAGGAGATGACGATTCACCTTGATGACCCGATTAGACGATTCTGTTTTAGTCGGCTTGAATTGGCGTGTATGGGCGTCCCACGACTTGTTGATCGTGATTGTAGATTTAATCCAATCAATGTCCGACCACGTAAGTGCCTGAATCTCAGCTAACCGCATTCCCGTGTAAATCGCCGTCACAATCATGTGGCGGGAAGTGTAGCGACGGGTTAATCCCGCTTCAGCGTGTTGGATTAAGCGGTGAATTTCAGCTTTGTTGAGGTAGTCGACCTTGATCGACCGTGACTTATCGCTGTTCAGCTCCACACCTTGCGTGAAGTCCTTGATCAGATAGTCATCAAGGATCGCTGATTTAACTGCTGATCGAATGTAGCTGTTAACCTTTTTGACAGTGGACGGTGCGTGACAGCTGCCATAGTCATTGATGAACTCTTGGTACATCGTCCTGGTGACTTGCCTGATTGGTGTCAGCTTAAAGAAACGGCGCACTTCGTTAGCGGTGTAGTGGTACCGGTCAAGTGTGATCTTCGCCACCTTTGGCTCTTTGTAAGTCGTAACCCACTGATCAACGTAATCGGCAAAAGTGATTTCCTTATCTGTCAGGATTCCTTTGGCCAAGTTAGCTTCATTCTCGACTGCCCACTTTTTAGCCAGGCTCTTAGTCGCGAAGCCGCCTTTGTTTTTAAACCTCCGTTTCCCAGCAGTATCATACCAGCTGATACGAGCTTGCCACTTACCAGACCTTTTTACATATGACGCCATGATTGCACCTCCTTAATTAAACGTATGTTCGATTTAGTGGCTTTTAAAACCGGCCATTATGACCGGTGCTTTTTATTTGATCGTAAATGACCTTCCGCAATCCAGACACACCCAATCGGATTTTTTAGTTTGCTTACCGGCAAAACCAGTAAGAGCACCAATTCCACCGGTTAATGCGGTTCCGCCAACTGCTTTTCCAACTGAGAACCCCTTACGGTGCTTCCCCGCAAGTTGAATGTTTTTACTACCGCAACGTGGACATTTCATTTTTGCTTGCATTCTGTCTTGCTTAGCTTTTTGCAGCTGTTGGATAACTGCTTGAGCCTCAGCCTCAGCCTGAGCCTTCTTTTCGGCTTTAATGCGAGCCTTTTCCTCTTTTTCTTTCTTCATCGCTTCCCTTTCTTGAGGAGTGAGCGAAGCAGGAAACTTTTCATCGTGCTTTTTAAGCGCAAATTTAGTCGCAAAGTAGGCAACCACAGCAAGAAGGATAAAGCCTAAAAATCCGTCGACACTTAAACCAATGATGGCACAAATGATTGTTGTGCCCCATAAGATCCACTTTTCTAATGTGCTAAAATTTTCCATAGCTACCTCCCACCAGCTTTTAATGTCGATCAGGGTTGGACGTATTATTAGTATCTGTTTGAAATATAATAGTTATGTACTTCTTCTTTAACTACGTTGTCAAGATAACTTGGTACTTCGTATGATTCCATAAAGTCATAGACGTTAATGCTTTCTTTTGGTACATTCTGGCAATAAAATGGAACTAGAAGCTTAATGGCACCAGTGTTTGCTTTGTACTCAACGGACTGTTTGCCAGTGAAAGTAGCATGATAGAAACAAATGTCAGTTTCATCACCATTTAAGATGTGCGAAATCTCGTGAGCAAGTTGGAATGAAACTTCAGCAGGACGATGCCAGTTAAGATTCATAACTATATTGCGATAATGAAGTGAACAGCCAGGTGGAGTTTCAGATGATAGTTTGCCGCTCCAGATAACGTTAATGTTGTGGTCAAAAGCTATCTTCTCTAAGTAACTACTAATCTCGGTCAATTTTGCCACCTCGATTCTTAGGAGATATAGAATGCTAAAATTAGAACATGGGAAAGTGATTTATGAATCAGATGCCTTTGGAAAAGTAGTGTTAGATGAAGCACAAGTAGCTGCAGTGGAATTGCTTATAAAAAAATGCATCGGAGAAGAGCTTCACCAAAATCAGTAACTTTGATACACCCTTTGGTAAATTCAATTTCTTCCGCATTGAATTTGTCGTGAATTTCTACTCTGATGGATTCTTCTAATCTGTCGTAACTTGGCTTAAATAATTCGTTAGTTAGCCTTGCCTTATTATTGACTTGCTTTTCAAAACGAAATCGTACTAATATAAGCTGAGGTAAAGAAAATTAGAAAGGTGGGAAGGATAATGGAAAAAGTATTTAGGGCAGTTAAAGATAGATTTGAATTAAGTGCTCTGATTTCTATCATAATTGCCATACCAGTAGCGATAGCGGTTAATGACTTCAATCCTGGCTTTTTCATGTTTTTTGTCTTTCCTTGCTCATTTATTTTTCTTCGGTATGATGATTCTTCTCATCATTATTTGAAATATTGGGAGACTCACTTGGAATTGCGTTTCCACTAGTTTTAATTTCTAAGCCCAGCTTATCAGCTGGGCTATTTTTTATAGTCTTAAGTTGTTCTTTTTTTAGTAATATATCAAGATGCTCATTATATCGATCTTGACACCATTTAACGAATCCTTGCTTTAGAAAATCAGTGCCCCCTAAGAATATTAAGGACAAAAAAATAAGATTACGCCCAGAGCCCCAAAGATTATTAATAAAGATACTTAAGTCTTTTGAATTGGCAATGTTTGCAATGAAGGTGAAGAAGCCGGGTGAATGGATATCTGCTGTCATTTGGACGGTTTGTAAAATGGAATCATCTTTTGGAAAAATAGTTGCCCAGTCGCCCAGCGTTAAATTTCCACCATGATTTGCATATATTCGAACATAGATATTATTACTGTAAATGAAAATTGGTGAAATTAGCCCCATAAACTCTGTAAGATGTTGTTTATCATCAATATTAAAAAGAGCTTGATGAGCATTCAATACCCAAACGAGAGTGGAAGGTAGTTCTTCTCTTTTAATAGTAGAGATCCATTTTACACTCCTGCGTTTAATATAGTTAGAAATTGCGAAGCCTTTGCCATTGCTTGGAGCATTTTTGATTCGTTCTTTGATGTAATCTGTATCTTCATCAAATGCATCACTGATAATACATCCAATGGCAAAATGTGATGATCTTCTGCTTGGCACTAATACAACATCACCTATGTGCATTCCAAATACGAAATGATAGGTCATATTGGATCGACCAGTTAAGCTTTGGTTGCTGATATCTGGATCATCACTTTTCTCTTTAAAAATGTCCCTAATGGTTTCTACTGACTGAATGCCTTTGATATTCAATACATCATCAACGTAAACGTTGTTATATCTGATTCCAATATAAGAATCGTCTATAAAATCTTCGAAATATCTTCCACCTTCAGCTCGTAAAAGCCAGAAGTGAGTATTAACATCAAATTCTGGAATGTATACTTGTTTGCTATTCATAATTTCAGTTTCCATAGTTTATTTTCTCCCGCCTCTAAGCAGCCGTTTCATGTATTCCAGGTCCTGCTCAGGGATAGGCTTGCCTTCGAAAGTAAAGATGGTGTCATCATCAGCGAGGTCAGCAGTATTGCGGTCTTCGTCCGGGGCGGTACGTCCGAGAAGGTAGTCGGTGGATACGTTGAAGAGATTAGCTAACTTCTTCGTAGTTTCAAAATCTGGCTCGCGTCTTCCGTATTCGTAATTAGCATAAGTCTGCATACTTGTAAGTCCAATTTGTTTAGCTACATACGTTTTAGTCCAGCCTTTTTGTTCACGAAGAGCTGATAAGCGCTTACTAAAATCTGACATGTAAATCAACTCCTTTTTGTTAATAATACAACTGTTAAACAAAAAGTATATAGGTTTAAACGAAAGGTTTTGCAAAAGCATTGACTTAGCCATATTGGCGATGTAATATAGTTAACGTAAGTTAAACGAAATGGCGAGGAAGTGACACGATGACCAGGGTTTTAAAACCAGATGCTTACAAAATTCTGAATAATGAGATTAAGCGCCGAGGCTTGAAAGCTAACTTTGTTGCCAAACAAATCGGCATTAGTCCTAGCTATCTCAGCCAGGTGATGAATGGCAGCCGAAATCTTTCTTCAGATGTTGCCATTCGGGCGAGCCAAGTATTAGGGCTGCCACTGGATATTTTTTTGGATAAAAGTTAGCCGTATTGGCTAGTTAAAATGTAAAAGGAGTTAAACGGAATGGAAAACGAAAATAAAAAATCAGTGATTCGCTTCGTTGGCGAGTCTAATCAACGAGTGATCGACAGTCGTGACGTGGCCAAGATGATTGGCAAGACTCACAAGAATCTAATGCGCGATATTCGCAATTATATCAGCGATTTCGAGCCCGGCTCAAAATTGAGCCCGGCGGAATTCTTCATTGAATCCACGTACTTTGATCAGAACAAACAAGAGCGTCCATGCTACCTGCTCACTAAGCAAGGTTGCGAATTTGTAGCCAATAAGCTGACGGGTCGGAAGGGAACGATCTTCACAGCAACCTACGTTGGCTTATTTAACCAATACCAAGCTGAACACAACGGCAAGATGATCGGCACCGACAAGAATCTCACTCGTGAGAACCTAGAATTCAAGCTCAAGTGGTTAGCAGAAATGCGGAAACAGAACATTAACAAGGACCACCAGCTTCGCAATGAAGACGCCAAAATCTGGCTGGAATTAGCGAATGTTGCTGATGATTACGGCGAACGTCGAATGGCAACGGAGATGCGGAACGAAGCTATCCAAACCATGACTAGCTTACCAGTTGGTGGCCAGCGGGAATATACCGCAAGCGAGATTGCCAATAAGTTAGGCGTTTCCGCAATTCAGATTGGCAAGTGGGGCAACAAGCTTGGGATTAAACGGGATCAGCACTTAAGTTATCGGACCCCAGAAGGAGCTTGGCGTTACTTCCCTGAAGCCGTTGAATTGTTCCAAAAGAACCAATTTGAAATTCAAAACGATTTTCTTAGTTAAGAAGGTGCGACATGAAGAAGACTTTGACTAACCGATTAAATAATCGAAACGGAATGATGAGGCGAAAGCAACGCCCAATCTATACGCAGTCGATAATTATACAGACGGTAAACGGAATTACAGCAATGATTCATCGCAACGAAAAAGTGACCGAGCTTGAAAAACAAGTTCAGTCACTAAAAAAACAGCTTGACGATCAATGACCCGAATCCAGACTGGAAATCTCGGCAATTAGATCCACGATCGGTCAAGCATTGACTAGCGAACAGCTCATCTCAAATAGGAGGGAACGACAATGCATTCATATCAAAAAGAAAATTTCTTAGATCGATATGATCGATTATCGGAGAACGAAAAAATGTACATTGACGGGATCCTTGCTGCTGTAAATAGTGGCAAGCATTCGTATTACGAAAAAGAAACAGCACTCCATCAGGTAAATGAAATGCTGTTTCAAAAATTAGTTAACGATTCAAACGATTAAGGTCAGACAAGAATCGTTTGTAGGCCTGCCAATAGGCTTGAGCGGATAAACGTTCAGATATTTCACTGGCACGCCAACCGTCTGCAACATAAGCAACTGCGAGATCGTGTGCAACTTGCTCATTAGATGGTTGAGACAAATTAATCACCTCCTTTCATTAGGAGATGACTTAATTCTAACAGAAAGGAGAGGTTGATAATGCCACTGCAAATAGATGATTTCACACCGGACTTGATCGCCCAACTCTATGAGCAGATTCGGCCGATGTTCTTGAAGGAGTATGGCTTGCCCAGGCGCCAAGAGGTCGACAAGATGATCGGCCTAGACGAATTCATTGGGCTCTTGCCGATGCGCAAGGGCAAAGAATGGGTCAAGGCCTACATCTTCGAAGACCACCCAGAAACGCAGGCGTTTGTCTACGGACTAAACGCAGGACGAGGGCACCCGATTAAGATTAATGAACGCAAAGCAATTGAATGGATCAACGCCAATGTCGATTTGATTGACTGGCGAGCCAAGTTATAGGAGGGATAGAGATGGGGCTATTACTGGTCATCATGGCGGTCTTCTTGATCGCTTTGGTGGTCAACAACGTTCTACTCACGGAGCATTGTCACCGCCTGGAACTGAGGCTACGGCACGAACACTACAGGGAGGGGTTCAATAATGACTAGCACTGAAGGATTGGCGTACGCAGCTTTGTTCGTATTGGCGATTTCGCTACTACTGACGAACCACTTGATCCTGGCGACAGTGGCCATCGTGCCATATGTCTTGGCTAGCTTCAAGTACAGCTTCCCACAGAACGTAAAAAAGCCCAGCGGAGGCAACCGCTAGACTTCAGTAAAAACGTATAAGAAAAGATTTTACGAGGTAATTTTAACATGACAAACGATGAATTAAAAATCGGGCAAGGTGCAGACCGGCTAATTAGGGCTAGCGAGCACTTGCTTAACGATACTAACCGCCTGGCCTTGCACGAACCGATGACGCGTAGTGAAGCAATCGCAGAGCATGACGCCATTATTGAGCAAGCAGAGAAATTAGTTCTGTACGCAAAGGACTGGAAGCACGAAGTCACAGGGAGGTTTTAATCATGTATCAACAGAAGCAAACACAAGGGCCAGTAAACGTTAGGGAATTAACCGACCAGGTTGCAGGACGCCTGGAGGATCTGAAAGACGAGGGACTAGCGCTGCCAACGAATTATAGCGCTCAAAATGCACTGAAAGCAGCTTACTTACGGTTGCAAGGCGTCAAAGACCGGCAAGGACGTCCGGCACTAACCGTTTGCTCACAATCAAGCATTGCTAACGCCTTGCTTGACATGGCGATTCAGGGCCTTTCGCCGGCCAAGAATCAGTGTTACTTCATCGTTTACGGCAACGAGTTGCAAATGCAACGGTCCTACTTTGGCACCATTGCCGCTTTAAAACGGCTTGCCAGTATTGAAGATATCGACGCCCAAGTCGTGCATCGCGGCGATAAGTTTGAGATCGGTGCCGATGAGATTGGGCACATCGTCGTAACCAAGTTTGAACCATCATTTACGAATTTGGACAAAGAGCTAATTGGGGCCTTTGCCTTTATCAAGCTGGCGAATGGGCGAGTGGACTATACCGTTATGACGAAGGCCCAAATCGACACGTCATGGGCGCAAAGTCGCAACCGGCAGAACAACGTGCAAAAGAAATTTAGCGACGAGATGGCCAAACGGACCGTTTTAAACCGGGCCGCTAAGATGTTCATCAATACATCAGACGATAGTGACTTGCTGACTGGCTCAATTAACGCCGCTACCGAAGCAGAGTATGAAGAGCCAAAGGACGTAACGGCCACCACCGAAGAGGAAAGTTCAACACAATTACTAGCCGACTTTAAGAAGGCACAAGAAACCGAAAAAAAGAGCAACACGCCACAAGGCTCAGAGAAGCCCGTAGAGGCCGAAAAGGTGGAAAATGGGGAAATTATCGAATCAGAGACTAAAAACGATTCTAGGCCCGCTTTGCAAGACACGGATAAGGAAAACGGGGAAGAGTTACCTGAAGGGCAAACCTCCATTTACGACTTCGTAGGGGGTGACGAAAATGCCTAATTTGACCGCCGAAAATTATTACTCACACGAAACCGATTGGGAGTACATGAGCTTTAGCCTGTACAAAGACTTTAAAAAGTGTGAAGCCGCCACTTTAGCAAAGCTCAAGGAAGATTGGCAGCCGACATCAAGCCCGACAGCTTTGTTAGTTGGTAATTACATCCACTCATACTTCGAAAGCCCTGAAGCACACCAAGCTTGGTTAGACCGGTCAGAAACCGGGACGAAAACTAACCGGGAACTAATGATGACCAAGCCAACGAAAACCAATCCTAACGGCCACTTACGAGCCGAGTTTAAACTGGCCGACAAGATGATCAAGACATTAGAAGATGACGAGTGGTTCAACTTTGTTTATACGCCAGGTAAAAAAGAAGTGATCGTGACCGGTAAGATTGGTGGTCACGAATGGAAGGGCAAGGTTGACAGCTTGGTTTTAGCTAAGGGTTACTTTTGCGATTTAAAGACCGTTGACGACATCCACAAAAAGCATTGGAATGACGAAAACAAGCTGTACACGAACTTTATTGAGGATCGCGGTTACGTCATGCAAGCGGCGATTTACCAAGAGTTGATCAAACAAACCTTTGGCAAGCAATGTCAACCGTACTTGTTCGCTGTTAGCAAGCAAACACCACCAGATAAAGGCGCCTTTGACTTTCAAGGCGATTCCAAGTTTTTAATGCAAGAAGCGATTGATGATATCAAGGAAAACCAAGACCGGTACTGGCAAATCATGAACGGTGAAGTAGCGCCGAAGCACTGTGGAAAGTGTGAATATTGCCGGGCGATGAAGGAGCTTTCTGGATTCCAGCACGTAACAGATATTGAGGTGGACTAAATGAGTGAAGCAACAATCCAATTTCAAGGCCGGCTAACCGGCGAACCACAGAAGAATCAAGCTGGTAATTATCAAGTCGTCAACTTTAACGTGGCCGTTGATGGCAGTCGGCGGGATGCACCGACGATCTTTTATCGCGTTGCCGTGTGGGGTAATCGTGGTCAGTGGGCCATGAACTACCTCCACAAAGGCACGCCGGTGATGGTATCCGGCACGCTAAGCCAAACCCGGGTTTACCAGCGTAAAGATGGTGAGCAGGGAATCAACCTGGACGTCAATTCTGACCACGTGGATTTCGTCGTTTTACCGCCACAAAACAGCGGTGGTTCCCAACAACAAACCCCACAAACAAACCAGCAGAGCTACCAAGCACCAGCCCAACCACAAGGACAATTTAACCAGCAACAGTTTAACAACAGCAATTTGCCGTATTAGAGGGAAGTGATTGAATGGCACAACGACGGATGTTTAGCAAGAAAATTACTGATACGGATATCTTTCTTGATATGCCAGCCAGCGCGCAAAACCTTTATTTCCACCTTAACATGCACGCGGACGATGACGGCTTTTTAGGCAATGTTAAGACCGTTAAGCGTATGGTCGGCGCCAGTGACGACGATTTAAAGCTGTTAGCAGCTAAACAGTTAATCCTTGTTTTTGAGGATGGAGTAACCGTAATAAGAGATTGGCGAGTACACAATTACATCCAAAAAGATCGGTATCGATCAACTATCTACACCGACCATAAACGGGAATTGGAAGTTAACGAAAACCAGCAGTATCAACGAATTAAGGCTATGGATCCAAACTGTATCCAGAATGTATCCAGTTTGGATACTCAGGTTAGGTTAGGTAAGGATAGGTTAGAGATAGGTAAGGATAGAGATATATATACTTCATCGCCGGCAAAGGCCGACGATCATTTGTCTGAAAACTTTGAGGCAATCTGGAAAGAATACCCAAACAAGGCTGGAAAAAAAGACGCATTTCGTCACTACAAGAAATGGCGAAAGGAATCGAAAGAACACACAGATGAGTATCTGATGGAGAAGCTAGCGGCTTATAAGCAAGACCTAGCGGCTAACCAATGGAAAAAGCCAATGAATGGAAGTACGTGGTTTAATGGGCGGTTTGATGATGAGTACGCAACGCCAATCATGGATCAACAGCCAAACCGTGCTAAGGGTTATCAATTCTAGGAGGCAACATGGAAGGATTAAATTTGCCACCGAACATTGTGGCAATGATGAGAGAGCAAGGCCGTGATCCTACGAAGGATCCAGCATCCTTTGCGGAGATGAAAAAACGCAAGGAAGAACGTGAGCAGCGTTTGATTAGCAAGTGGAACCAAGAGAACCGCCAGCAAAAAGTCAAAAGTTGGCTGCGAGATTCTATCTGGTCAGGTTCGCGACCTTTGAATTTTACCTTTGAGCGATGGGAGCCTGACATGCAAACCAATACTCAATTAGCGCGGGAAGTTGGCAACAGCGCCTGGAAGCTGGCTAAAAGAATGATTGCCGGTGAGCAGTTTAACGTACTGATGGTTGGCGAACCAGGAACTGGGAAAACCAGTCTAGCGTTGGCAATTGCTGACAAGGTATTTAAGAACGCCGAGAAACCGTATCTGTTTATTTCAACGATGAAGCTATTTGGAATGTTTAATGAACGGTTCGATAATCCGGAAGTCGGCCATAAGCTCAAAGATTTACAGAAAAAGGCCAAGCAAGCGCCGATATTGATCATTGATGACTTTGGAACAGAAGCCGGGATGAAGATTTACAACGAAAATACAGGGAAAACGCACTTCAAACCGGTCCGAAAGGATATGCAAGAGTGGCTGTATGAAGTAGCCGACGCCAGATATGACGAGTACGAAAATGCGCATCGCGGGTCAACGATTGTTACGACTAACAACACGTCAGGCGATTTGGTGCAAATGTATAACCCGAAGCTAATTAGTCGGCTAATTACCAAACGCAAAGGCAACACGATTTACTTCGAAGGACTAGACGATATGCGAGGTTAGGACATGACGACGATTAACTTATGGCCAGGTGACCGGGTCAAGTGGCGCAAGGTAGCATTTACGATTCATTCGACTTGGCAAGACGGCACGGTTGACCTGTGGGACGCAGACAACCACGCCTTGATCGAAGACGTAGTAGTAAGTGAATTGGAGGTGATCTAATGGACAATTTTTGGGGGCACGAAGATGTTGAGCCCTACTCGGAGGCAGACGCCAAAGAAGAATGGGATTGGTGGCAGAAGCAAGCCATCATGGACGACAAGGCACAGTAGGAGGACATGAGTAATGACCAGCTATGTTACACCAGAGTTGCTCAAGGCCCTTAATGCCTTGCATGAAGTCGGATGGGTAGGGCTAAACGATGATCAAGTTAAGGAAGCTTTACAAGAAAAACACGGCATTTTAGGAGCTTATAGAGTGCTTTTTTCACTAAAGGATTTTCGCGAGAAGCTAAAATTAGCTGCTCGACTAGAGGCGGAGCAGATACACGCGGAAACCGTAAGACGTAACCGAGAATATGAGAAGATTAGACACCAATTAATTAACCAGTATGGGCAAAGCAACTGGAACGATATCTTAAGGATCCTTCGTCGACAGTATCGGCAAGCGGATAGTGCGGGAAAACGAGATCTGATCATAAAATGGTATGAGGTTTATCGTATGCCAATAAAAACGATTGAGATGATCACGATGACGTCGTACTACCACGTTAAACAAGTTATCGGGATAGATGATGGTAGTTTGGAGGACGATGACTATGACGATTGATGGATCATACTACCAAGATCGACGTGGAAAAGATCTCTTTTCAAAATTCGAAGGCGACCAGTATCCAGCACAATTGGGGATCATCTTTTGCGAGATGAACATCCAAAAATATCTTATGCGGGCTGGTAAAAAGACAGAAGATCCGACCGAAGATCTGCTGAAAGCTAAGCGATATCTCGATGAAGAGTGGAAGTTACGAGAGTTAAGAGCGGCTGGAATCATCCATGATGGTGACTTATCTGTGATCTTAGGAGCCGATAACAAAAGAGAACGCTATGGAAATGCGCTTAAACAGATCAGCAATGCAAAGCGCAGAGTTGAGACCAAGCTAGACTTCTCAAACCGTGTGGGCGGGTGGTCATAAGTGGAGGGATAATTTTGAATCTTTTAGAATCATATGATAGGGAAGCGAGTGTCCAAGCAGTGCGGGATTTTTTCTGTAAGGATGATCCAGATCACCCTCGCAATTACTGGCGGATTAAGCGTCGCTATGAAGCAATGTATAGCTTAGGTGGTCATTCAGAAGACGTGACTGGGATACATGGATCGAGTGGTAACCATACTGAAGACAAATTGATTGCGGGTAACCCATACATGCGAGCAATGAATTCTATCAAACGAGGGTTACAAGCTTGCTCCAATCAATCTAGGCTGATACTCATCGACCGCTATATCGAAGGCAAAAAAGTGTGGGCGATTCAGCTGGAGCTCAAACTCACGGGGAACGACCGCTACCAAAAAGCTGATCAGCGAGCCTGCTATGAGTTTGCTGATGCTATGGATTACATTGTGGTGGAAGATGATGTTCAAGATCTCATTCCGCAATTCTTAATCAAAAAGGGAACGAAATAGGAACGAAACAGGAACGAAAAAAGAACGAAAAGGGAACGAAATAGGAATGCCGGCGGAGTCGCTTTGTGCAATAATATGTAATGTGGACGAGTTGGATAGATACTGGCTTGCCCATCGACTTACTTAAAACGTTTGGCAGAAAGCCCGTGACTTTAATCATGGGATGAATGCCTTGAATCAGTTTTTAATGAGCCACTTTGCTATAATTTAATTTATAGGGGGGTGATTGTGAAATGCTGAAAGGTATCAAGCTCCGTTTGTACCCTAACCAAACGCAACAAAACCAGTTAGGGCAGATGTTTGGCAATAATCGCTTTGTTTGGAACCAAATGTTGGCGATGGCAAAAGACCGCTATCGGAATAATCCCAGCAGCCATTTTGTGAATGGCTATAAAATGGATTCCTTATTGAAGGCGCTTAAACAAGAATACCCATTCCTGAAGGATAGTGACTCGACTAGCTTACAGGTCGTTAATCATAATTTGGATCAAGCCTTTCAGATGCTATTTAAACATCAAGGTGGCTATCCACGCTTCAAGAGTAGACGTGCTAGTAAACAGTCGTACACTGGCAAAGCAAGCCTTTCAGTGGTGGCGAAACGTTATCTTAGGTTGCCTAAACTAGGCTTCATCAAAACTAGTAAAACAAACCAATTGAGAGATTGCAAAGTCAAACGCTATACGGTTAGTTATGACGCAACAGGACGCTACTATCTGTCGTTGCAAGTTGAAACCGAGATTGACGAATTTACTAAAACTGGTGCAGTCATTGGTTTAGATGTCGGGGTTGCTGATTTAGCAATTACCTCCGATGGTGTTAAGTATGGCACTTTCAATGCCAAATGGCTGGAACGACAGGTTAGAGTCTGGCAGTCTAAATTTACGAAGCGCAAGCAACGGGCAACCGTCGCCATGCATCAGTGGAATCATAACCATAAAACGGTCAAAATGGAGTTGCGAGATTACACAAATTGGCAACGGGCCCGGCAACTGAAGGCCCGCTACCAAGCCAAAATAGCTAACCAACGGCGGGACTACTTGCATAAGGTGGCCACTAACTTAGTCAAGGAGAATGACGTGATTGTGATTGAGGATTTGAGAACCAAGAATCTAATGCGCAATCACCATTTGGCTAAGTCAATCGCCAATGCCAGTTGGTATCAATTCCGAACCATGTTGGAGTATAAGTGCGCCTGGTATGGGAAACAATTGATCGTGGTCAGCCCCAAAGATACCTCACGAATTTGTTCAACTTGCGGCTATAACAGTGGCCCCAAGCCACTATCAATTCGTGAGTGGACCTGTCCACAGTGCCATGCTCATCATGATCGAGATGTTAATGCGGCAGTTAATATTCTCCATAACGGACTAAAAGCTACTGGCTAGGGACTAGCCTTGGTAAAAGAGCAAAGTTCTGTAAGTTAGGTTTCGTGAATACACGTATAACATCCTAAATACTACTTTGTGTTCCCAGAAACCACTGACTTTAGTCGGTGTGTAGTTCATGTACGCCGCAACGCCTAGTGGCACCGGACCTAGTGGTACCGGAGAGGTTCGATTCCTCTGGTTGCGGATAGAGCTAACGTCCACCGGGTGGGCACTGATTTTTTACAACGTTTTCTCAGCGCATGATGGGTGTTCGACTCCCCACTTAGCTCATATGGATAGCAATAAAAAATGGAGGTGATAAACCTCCCTTACCGATCTGCTATCCTTATCTGGCGTGTGGTCAGCTCCCGGTTTTTCAATACTGAGTGCGTCCAAAATTTACAATGGGAGTGCTGGTTCGATTCCAGCTCGTCAGATTGTCCGCAATGACGTTAAACTACGCCTAATATTATTTCACCAAAAGAGAGCTTAATTGCTCTTTTTTTTGGTAGAATAATAGTGAAATAATACTAGGAAGTGTTGCAAAATGGTTCAGAATACGGTCCCGAAAAAGTATGACTTTTTCAATATTTATAGACACACCAAAAGAAAAGGTGCCGAAGGATATGATGAAGATGGCAATAACTATGATTTAAGTTTAATAGATGAAGCATTGCTAAGTCGTTTTAACAAAAAGCCAGATTCTTTATCCCTGACAAAACTAAAAGATTCTGTCTATGTTGGTATTACTAATATAAGTTGTTACTATCTTAAAGGTGATTTCGCAAATGTAGTTGCACAAGGTAGTGATGTTGATTTAGCACAGGAACACTTATGGGTTTTCAATATTGAAAAAGTAAATACTAACAATGAAGCCATAGTTGTAGAAGTTACTCAACAAGTTGATAAAGGAAGAACACAATACGGCTCTGAGCAAACACAAGGATCTGCTAAAGATACCGTAGTTTGTTTTAATCCGCAAAATGGCGTAGTGATTTTACCGCCTAGAAGTGGAGTGGGAATATCTAGGTTATTAAAGTTCTTTTATTATATCAGCGGGAGAGAACTTAAAGGGTTGTATGATTCGATTATAATAGATGATACTAACTTAGATAATATACGTCATATGAGTACCATTACCGATCTTAACGTAAGGGTTACTAATTTAATTGATAAATCGAATTATAAAGGTAGCATGAGTACGTTTAATTCTATAAAAAATAAAAAGATGGCTTTACATTTATATGGCGGTAATTTAGTGGTTGCTGAAACTGTTAAATGGATAAGAGGTCTATTAAACCTTGAGCGAGAAAAAATAAAAAATTTAATGTTGATAAGATTATTATTAATGGTTCACATAATGGAGAAATCCAAACAATAGACTTAGTAACTAGAAGAATGGTTGCCAATGATAATGTGAAGTTAATCAATAGTAAAATAGTTATTAGTGAAATGATGGAATCTGTAAAAAGAGTTTATATGGCAAATAAAACTAAATTCGATATAAGCCATAAGCTAAAAGGAGGACAAGGAGTATGAGCTTCCTTGGAAGAAACAAATTTACTTTCATAGTTGGAGTAATTGTTTTTATATTGGAGGGCTCTTTGAAAATAAGAACAGAACACTTAATTGAACTAATGAGTGCAGTTTTAACTTTGGCTGCTACTCTAACAGCGATTTTCATAGGCTTTATTTCAATTATTGTCAGCCTTGGTGCCGATCGAGTATTTAGTAAATTAGATCTTGATTTAATATATTTAGAAAAATTATTAATTGGAACAACACTTTATTTATTAGTTTCGTTTGAAGCAATAGTTTGTTTCTTTATTAATGCTAAATCTGCAAATCAATTATTTTGGTTTATGAATATATGGTCTGCAACTATGGCAATGGCCTTTTCAATAACATTCTCTTTATTATTTGGATTATTAACTTTTTTGCATGGTAAATGGCAGAGAAGAAAAAATGAAGATGACATATATTAATACAATAAGTCAGCTTAACGGCTGGCTTTTTAGTTTGGATAAAAAAAGAAGGCGATCACGCCTTCAAAGAATGTTACTTGTCAAATTTATCTTTCAGATTGTCAACAGCATCTTTAGCCGTATCTTTGGCATCAGCTAACTTATCCTTAGCCTTGCCAGCTAAGCCTTCAGCCTTGCCCTGGGATTCACGGATTTTGTCACCGGTTGCTTTACCTTCAACTTCCTTGGCCTTGCCGCTAACTTTATCTTTGGCGTTCTTAGTTTTGTCTTCTAAACTCATTTTGTAGCCTCCTGATAAAAATAATTGTGAACCGTAATTGTTCGAGTAAAAAGGGTCACTGTTTTTTGCCGGCGACCTAAAGGTTATTAACTGGATAACCCTTGAACACCTATAGAATAAATTGGTCTTAATTGAAAGTCAACCAAAATGGCATATTATGTATTAATTTCAAACCCATCGAAATCGACTGGTTTAAAAATGGAGGTGATAAACCTCCCTTACCGATCCGCTATCCTTATCTGGCGTGTGGTCAGCTCCCGGTTTTTCAATACTGAGTGCGTCCAAAATTTACATTGGGAGCGCTGGTTCGATTCCAGCTCGCCAGATTGTCTGCGATGACAAGGCTTTCACCACCGGTTCCTCCGGTGGTTTTTTGATACATAAAAATAATAGGGGGTGATACCGTGAAGCCAACCAAGCTGTCGTTTGTTAACGGCAAGCCGGCCATAGTTGATTACGATACTAGGGCGCGACACGACAACGACCAAGCGTACAACTATCATCGTAAGGTAGCCTATGACGAGTACGTGAGGTTCTACAAGACATCTGATTGGCGCAAGATGCGTGAACAGATATTGGGAAGAGATTTCGGTTTGTGCCAACGTTGCGGAATGGCTGCCGAATTGGTGGATCACATCATCCCTAGCAAAGGCGACTGGGACGACCGATTGAACCCTGACAACCTTCAATCACTCTGTCGTGCGTGTCACAAGGTCAAGACCAAGCGGGAATGGATGAAGCATCACAAAGGAAGCGAGCGTTACATGGAGATAAAGATTGTGTGTGGATTGCCTGCGAGTGGTAAGTCAACATACGTTAAGCGTCACATGACCGATCATGATCTAATCTATGATTATGATGAGTTGATGCAGACACTGACTGGTTTGCCTAGTCGATCACGCAACTATGACGTGCACGACTACATTACGCTGTTCCTTGATCAGATGCTACGCAAGCTTAAGGCTGAGCAAACATTCAATAACGTTTGGATCATTAGGACATTACCAGATGAGCGGATCGATGGACTGTTAGCTAACTATCATCACATTGATCATATCTTGATTGATACTGATTCAGCAGTTTGTGAACAAAGACTAAAAGAACGTGGACAAACGATCGCATTCAATGAGATCAAAAATCAGTTCAAAAACGCGAACTTTGAACACTTCCGGCGCGTCAAAAACCGCTAAGCCCCCCTCAAAAACGAACGGGGGGTACATTTTTAAAGACTCGAGAACGCACATCGACCTTTTTACATGCAAAATTCCAACAATTTTTGTTTATGAGACCACAACAAAAAACCGCCGGCCAAAAAATGACCAGCGGTTTTATTGACTTAAGCGTAGCACGGAGGTGAGATTTTGGCAAGAAAACAAAAATTATTAAGTCAATCAACCGGTCATCTGCGGATAGTTGAACAGGAGGCTAAATATAAGGCTGAATTTCTCGCCAAAGATGGCTATCCAGAATTACAGAAGTCACCGCCGAAGTATCTAGATAAGAATGCTAAGGCAGAGTACCGGCGCATTATCCAGGCAATTGGTGATTTGCCGTTGCGTGATCTAGACCACGCCGAACTTGAGAATTACTGCACCTGGTATTCAATTTATAAGGACACGTCCCGCACTCTCCCATTTGTGGGTGATCCAGACGAGCGGGAACGGTTAGTCCGGACGCTAGATAAAGCGACTAAAAACATCAAATCGCTGGCTAGTGACTTAGGCTTGAACGTCAATAGCCGAATGCAAATGAATATGCCAAAGGCCGACGAGGGTAAGAGAAAGGAATCATTTAGAGAGAAGTATGGTATTTCATGATCGACTATGCTAAGCAATACGCTGAAAGCGTGATTAGTGGCGAGAGAACAGCCGGAAAAAAGGTTATTTTAGCTGCTAAACGCTACTTAAGCGACTTAAAAGCGTCCAAAAGCGATGATTTTCCTTACTTTTACGATGTTGAACGGGCAAACCGGGTAATTCAATTCATGGAGATTCTTCCCGACCCTAAGACCATGCGAGCCTATCCATTGGCCGACTTCCAGCGTTTCATCATCGCCAACATGTACGGTTGGTGGGAAAAAGAAGATGCTACTAAGCGCCGATTTCGCAAAGCTATGCTTTCAATGGCTCGTAAGAATGGTAAGTCGATTCTGATTTCCGGTGTGGCTCTGTATGAGTTCCTGATGGGTAATTCACCAGAATTCTCACGTCAGATATTCTGTACGGCCAACGACCGCAAGCAAGCTAATATCGTTTTTACGATGATCAAGAAACGGTTGAATGCCTTACGGTCACGTGAAGGTGATATTAAACGCGGGACTAAGGTGATGCGCGACGTCATTGACAACCTGGACGATTATTCTTACGTACGCGCTCTCTCGCGCGACACAGGGACGGTCGATGGTTTCGAACCGCACGTTGGAATCTTAGATGAATACGCCGCTTCCAAGACCACTGAAATGATGGAACTGTTGGAATCCGGTCAGGCCTTGCTTGATAATTCGCTGATTCTCATTATTTCAACCGCCGGATTTGACCTTAATGCGCCGATGCATACGATTGAGTATCCGTACGCTACTAAGGTTTTAAGTGGTGAGGTTGTGGACGACACCTACTTTGCTTATATCGCCGAGCAAGACGCCGCGGCCGAAGTAGACGACAAGTCAATGTGGATTAAATCTAACCCGATCCTTGCCATACCAGAGCTGCAAGATCAGGTTTACGGCTATCTTGGCAAGCGCTGGACTGAGGCTAAAGAAAAGGGCACGCGGAACGCTGTCTTGGTCAAGAATTACAATATGTGGCGCCAGGCAGAAGAAGATTCGTATATGGATATTGACACCTGGAACGCCGCTTGCGTAGATCCAATTAATATTGACGGCCAACGTGCCTGGATTGGCATTGACGTGGGTAAATCATCCGACTTGTATGCCATTAGCTGGTTAATACCGCAGGAGGGCTTCTGGTACGCAGATTCGTATGCGTTCGTGGCCACCAAATACGGCCTAGACGCCAAGATTAAGGCCGATCGACTCGATTATCGGCGATTAGAACAGATGGGGCAGTGCGAAATCACACAGCTTGAATCAGGCGTCATTGACGTTGAACGGGTATTTACCTGGCTTGATGATTTTGTGAACGCCCACAATCTCGACGTTCAAGCGATTTGTTTTGACCCGGCACAGTACGGGCCACTACTAACGCAGATTGAAAAGAATCATCCTGAATGGCAACAGATCCAGATTCGGCAAGGGACGTTGACTCTCTCTATGCCGACTAAGCAATTCCGCGATGACGTGCTTGACAAGCGGGTCCTACATCCCAATAACGAGATTCTGGCCGGTGCAATTTCTAACGCGGTGCTCAGGTCGGATAACAACGGTGTCAGAATCGACAAAAACCGTTATTCAAACAAGATCGACGCGGCCGATGCTTTACTTGACGCGTACGCCGTTTGTTTCCGTGAGGATATTGACAATTATTTAACTGATGATGACGTGATGAGCGATGATTTCGGCTTTTAAGGAGGGAATGCAATGGATTTCTGGGAAAATAACGAGCCGGCTATTTTACTTTTGCTAGGCTTCTTAGGGTTTGCTATCTGTGCATTCTCTAAGGGCTTTTTTTTAGGCGTCATGGTCGTTAGTTTTGAACTAATGATTCTTGCCGTGCTATCGGCAATTAGAGGGGAGTGAGAACGTGAATGCTGTTTAAAATGCCAGAAAAACGCGACTGGGCTACTGACTACATCGATGAGGGCTTGATCCCGAGCTGGTCAAACTCTGGGCGGTATATCGGGATTAGCGCGCTGAAAAACTCTGACGTACTAACTGCTGTGTCGTACGTGGCTAGTAGCGTAGCCCGCTTCCCTCTTGTGGTTCTAGACGACGAAAAGAACGAAACCAAGAAGATTAAATCAGTTGACTATTTGTTGAATAAGCACCCTAACGATACGCTATCAGCTTACCATTGGAAATTTATTATGACGGTCAACGCAATTCTAACAGGGGATGCTTTTACCCGGATTATTCGTGATCCGAAAACTGGCGACCCGTTGGAATTGCAGTACTTTCCGACGTCACAAACCTATATCGATGATTCAGACGTCAAGAATATAAAGTATGAATTTACGCCGATCAACATTAAAGGCGAGTCCAACACCATCATTGTGGACGCTAAGGACGTGATTCATTTCATGTTCTTCACCTACGACGGTATTCACGGCCGGTCTCCGCTACTCTCACTAGGCGATGAAATTGGCTTACAGGAGGACGGAATCGGCACGTTGAGGCGATTCTTCAAGTCTGGCCTAAAAGGCGGGATTCTTAAGATGTCGGGGTCCAGACTTAACAAAGAGTCCCGTAAAAAGGCCCGATTGGAGTTTGAGTATGCACAAAACGGCGGCACTGCTGGCAGCCCAATTGTCATGGATTCCACGATGGATTACACGCCGATTGAAGTTGATACCAACATTCTCCAGTTGATCAATTCAAACAACTATTCAACTAGCCAGATCGCTAAGGCGCTTCATATTCCCGCTTACAAGTTGGCGGTCAACAGTCCAAACCAATCGATCAAGCAACTTAACGAGGACTTTATCAAGTCTGATTTGCCATACTATTTCAAACCAGTTACAAGCAACCTTGAAATGACGATGCTAACTGATCGGCAACGTCATAATTACCACATTGAGTTTGATACCCGCAGGGAAACAGGCCTGACAGCCGACGAAGTAAACAAGTTGGCTAATAACACGGTGATCACGCCAAACGAAGGCCGGGTATTGATGGGAATGCCGAAGTCAGACAATAAGGATCTGGATCGATTCCAATCCACTCTCAACACTGTCTTTTTAGACAAGAAAGAATCCTACCAAGATTCAGAGAAAGGGGGTGAGCATAGTGACAATCGATTTGGAAACTCGTCAAGTGACGGCCCCGCTGGCGCTGGAGCGGACAGCACAGAATGATGATGAGCCGGAACACACCGTTATTACTGGATATGCATTGAAGTACAACAAACCGTCCGAAATTTTGGGCGGTTTTTGTCGTTTTGTGGAATCAATCGAACCTGGTGCACTTGATTCGGCGGATATGTCTAACGTGGTGGCCACAATCAATCATGATCAAAACCAAGTTTTGGGACGTTCAGGTGTTAATTTGACGCTTGAACCAGATGATGTTGGTTTGAAATTTACTGTTGAGCCGACGGATACGTCATTTGCTCGTGATTTGGTGGCGAACATCAACGCGGGTGTGATTAATCAATGTAGTTTTGCGTTTACCGTCGCGCCTGATGATGACGCGGAAGATTGGCAAGAATCCACGCGTGATGGTGTGGATTATGACCGAACAATTCGTAAGATTGACCATCTCTACGACGTCTCGGTCGTAACGACGCCAGCATATCCGGATACGGAAGCCGTTGTCGGCCAACGGTCCATCAATCGGGTTCGGGAGCAATCTCACAGCGCGATTGATAAGGAACGGCGGAAGCTGTTATTGCAATACGAAAAGGAAGAGTTACTTAACTCACTCTAAAACAGGAAGGTGAACACATGTTTAAAGAAAAGATTAAGGAACTGCTTGCACAATTGGAAGGTAAGCGGTCGCTGGTCAACGAAAAGACGACGGAAATGCGCTCTCTCTTGACTAATGAAGAAGCAAGTGAAGATGAAGTGAACAAGGCTAAGGCTATGCGCTCCGATATTGACAAGCTGAATGAAGAAATTCGTTCTATCGAAGATGACGTTAAGCTATACCGTGCTGCTGAAAAGGGCAACCCGGCACCAGAACCACACGAACCTAACGGCGATAATGGCGACGAAAAGCGGGCCTTTAATGATTTCTTACACCCGGAAAAGCGGGACGGTGGAATCACGTCGACTGACGTGTCAAAGACGATTCCAGAATCGATCCAGTACAACCCGGAAAACGAAGTTAAGTCCGTAACCGACTTGACTCAATATGTTACACAGTTTCAAGCCACGACGGCATCTGGGACTTACCCGATTCTAAAGAAGGCCACTGCTAAGATGGCTACTGTGGAAGAATTGGCCAAGAACCCGGACCTGGCTAAGCCAACGTTCACGGCTGTTGATTGGAAAGTTGCCACCTATCGTGGAGCTATTCCGGTATCTCAAGAATCGATCGACGATTCTGCAATTGACCTGACTGGTTTAGTTACCCGGAACGCTAACGAACAGAAAATCAACACCACCAACGACGCCATCTCAACGGTCTTGAAGTCTTTTACGGCTAAGGCTATTACTGGTGAATCTGTGGACGACATCAAGCATATCTTAAACGTTGACCTGGATCCGGCTTATAACAAGATGATTGTTGCTAGCCAATCATTCTACCAATACCTTGACACTCTCAAGGATAAGAACGGCCAGTACCTGCTGCACGAACCAATTACCGAAGGCTCTCCACGCATTCTTCTTGGTGTGCCAGTTGTGGTTGTGGAAGACACGTTACTCGGTGCATCTGGTGAAGCTCACGCCTTTATCGGTGACCTGGCTCGTGGGGTGCTTTACGCTAATCGAAAGGATATCCAGGTTAAGTGGGTTGACGACAACATCTACGGTCAATACCTGCAAGCGGTTGTACGCTTCGATACTAAGAAGGCAGACGAAAACGCCGGATTCTTCGCCACTTACACGGCGTCAAAATAACGCCGTCCGGTTCGGCGGACGACATGAAGCCAACCGATGCCAATACGGTTGACCAGATAAAGGCATATCTTGATTCGCATAACATTAGTTACACGTCAAGTATGACTAAGTCCGACTTACTGGCATTGGTAAAGTAGGTGATGACCTATGATTCTGACAGACGCTGAGTTTGCCAATTTGAAAAACTATTGTAAGATCGACCAAGACTACGATGATGACGTCCTTAAGATGATCATTAATGCTGATGAGATCGAGATTGCGCGAGCGATTAAATACGGTTCGGCACCTAACGATTACGTTAACGAGCCGCGCTTTAAAATTGCATTAATGAAGCAGGTTAAAGAAGACTACTATCAGCGTGGCCTGACCGCTGATGCCTACCGCCCCGAACTGGTGTCGGGAATCAACGGAATCGTCAATCAGTTAAGAGGTGAGCTAGACAGTGAAGACAACTAACATGACGGAGCGGATCACGTTTTGCTCTCGCCAGACAGGGGTTGACCCGAAAACTCACCGCCCTGTTAAGTCACAGCTGGTTGATGAATTTTCGGTTTGGACCGAAGTCGAAAGTATGAAAGTTCGTGATTTTACCACTAACACCGTCGCTTTTCGCAGGGAAACGCCGGTGTTTTTGATTGCCTACAAAACGCAAAAGGAGATTCAGTCGAACTGGTTGATCAAATGGCGTGGACGGGTGTACGAAATCACGGGCATGGATCCTGACTATGAACATAAGGATTTGACCAAAATATCAGCGCAGGAGGTGTCAGACGATGGGCGTAACGGTTAAGGGCGATAAGGAGTTGATCGCCGCGTTTGAACGGCTTGATAAAACGGTTGACACTAAAGCGCGCAAGGCTACCAGAGATGGTGCAAAAGTGTTTGAGCAACGGCTGAAAACCGACACGCCACGCGATAAAACCGGTACTGATCACTCCGGTATGACTCCCTTAGCCGAACATACCAGAATCGGCAATCTGCGTGGTTCAACGGGGAACCTTGAGATCCCTGTCGGCTACGATACCGAAAAAGGCTGGATTGTACACTTCCCAAACTCGGGAACGTCAAAACAGCCTGCTCAGCATTTTATTGAGAAGGCTCAGGCCGAGTCAAAACGGCCGGTGATTGCTAAGTTTGTGGAGGATCTTAAGTTATGAGTTTGCCAGAAATTGAAGTTGCTGACTTTTTGTCAGCGAACAGCGGTCTGGTAAGCTTGATGGCTAGTCTCCGCCAAAGCAAACTGGACTACATCCCGATCTTTACTGAGACCCCAGATGATACGTTTGTCAAAAGCTCGTCAGCGCCCTGGATTCGGGTAACCCCGTTGCCAGGTGATGACTGGCTTGGTGCTGATGATGACCGTATCCTGACCTACCCACGTGTGGAGGTTGATTTCTGGGTGCGTGACGAGGATGTCGAGTCAATCGAAACAATGCAGGACATGATCTATGAGACCATGCACGAAAACGACTGGTCGCGCTACTATGTCTATCGCTATGCTGATCCCGATTTGACGGGGTGCACGATGGTCGTCAACAAATTTGAATCATATAAATAAGGAAAGGTGATATAAATGGCTGCTACTACTCCAGTTAAGCTGGCAAAGTTTGGTTGCTCGAATTTCGAGTACGGCGTTGTCGGCACAGATGATCTGGTGCAAACCACACGGAAAGTACCAGGATTAAGCGAAGTCAAGATTGAATTAACTGATGAAATGAAGACGTTAGCCGCTGACGACGGCCCATACTTGGTGTTATCTGGTGGTATCACTGAAACCAAGGAGACCATCAATATTTACGATCTGGATTCCGATACTAAAAAGGACCTGTATGGTATCACCGTTGAAAATGGCGTTGAAAAGTACGCCAAGAACATCATGCCTAACTACGTGGCCACGTTGTTCAAGACTAAACTTTCCAACGGCAAGAACGTTTGGTTTGCCCTGCTCAAGGGTATGTTCTCTCTTCCTGGCATCTCGTCCAAGACACAAGATGGAACGCCAGACCCGGAAGCCGACGAAATCGAAGGCTCATTCGTTCCGCGTGGGGATGCAGATACAGGAAACATTCTGCTGATTGGCCGGGAAGACAGCACGGACTTTAACTTTGAGACCTTCCACGCAATGGTCTTTCCAAAGACTGCTGATGAAGCGGCCGGTAAGACAGCAAGCGCTGAAAGCCACTAGTCAAAACTCGTCGCCTACGAAATGCACAGTACGAGAGGGCGGCACTGAAAGGGACAGCTAAATAATGCCTTATAAGATCAAACTACTAATTAATAATAAGGAAAATGAATACGTTCGGAATGAACCACCGATGGTCGAAAATCTGATTGACGCACTCAAGATTCAACGCATCGAAATTGAAATGGGCACTACCGAAAACGGCCAGACCGATAAGCAAATCGAAGAACGGTTTAATGGCTATGCTGACTTCGCTGTTAAGTTCTGGCACAACCAGTTCTCCAAGAAGGACTTCTTGTCTGGGTTGCCAACTGGTGCCTTTGATTCAATCAAGAATCCTGTGTGGGATACGCTAGGTTACGATCCGGATGTGCTAGAAGATGAGGACGAAGACGACGAAAAAAAAGACTGACGGTCGAAATGGTCGACCGGTCAATCATTAACTTAACTGAGTTTATCAAAGGCCGTTTGAGTGACGGCTATACGTGGAAGGAAGCAAGTCAGCTAACGTTGGACGATATCGACCGTATGAATTACGTGTTCGAAGACAAACCAACGACGCTAGACCAAGCCTTCCCGTTCTTATTTTCGTAGGGAAGGAGGTTAAATAATGGCGCAATCGATGGGACACATTGCCGCTACTGTCAGCCTGGATATTAATCCATTTAAAGCTACTAACAGCCAGTTAAGATCAATGATCCGATCAACGACAAGCGCTTTAAAAGCCCAAGACGCGGCAATTAAGGGCTCTGAAAAGTCGTTGAACGGTATGAATAAGTCCTATCAGTTGATGGGCCAGCAGTTGCGCAACTACCAAGCACAAATGGCTAACGCTCAAAAAGTCATGAACGACACGAGCGTTAGTCAAACACGCCGCATTAATGCAAGCAATCAATACAATAAGGCATCAGCTGAAGTTGAGAAGTTGCGGGCTAGAATGACCGCGCTAGGCAAGGAAATTACGCTCCAGTCCAGTCAGTGGACCAAAGTGTCAAATAGCGCTAACAAGTTTGGCAACACGCTAACGTCAATTGGTTCTAAGGCGTCAAGTGTCGGCTCATCTATGACGAGGTCATTAACCGCGCCAATTGTGGCCGGCCTGGCTTATGCTGGCAAACAGCTGGTTGATTATCAAGACAAGATGATCAAGGTTCGAAATATTATTCGGACGTCCGGTGAATCAGTCTCCGAAACGCAAGCGTCCTATAACACGATGCTCAAGGACTCACGTAAATACTCCGATAAGTACGGTGTCAGTCAGATTAAAATCGCACAGGGATACGAAGATCTGGTAAAGCGTGGATATACGTCAAAGGCGGCGATCGGAGTTATGGACTCCGAGCTGAAAGCATCAATTGCTACTGGTGATGATTTTAACGACGTAATCAAAGTTGCCTCTGAAACGATGGAATCATTTGGGTTAGCAACCACTAAAACTGGTAAGCCGATCAAAAACTCTGCTGTTATGCAAGCCCGGTCGAAGAAGACTCTGAACGAGTTAGCTTACGCGGCTGATGCTACCTCCACAGACTTTCAGTCGTTAGGGATTGGTATGAGTTATGTCGGCGCCACTGCACACCAAGCCGGATTTAAGATGTCAGAAACGGCCGCTGCTATGGGTATTTTATCCAACAACGGTTTGGAAGCTGACAAGGCTGGTACTGGTTTGCGTAAGGCCATTAACTCTCTGATCACGCCAACGGCTAACGGCCAGAAAACGCTGTCTAAGATTAACCTGACGACTAAGGACTTCCTGACCAAGTCTGGTAAGGTCAAGTCAATGTCAGCAATTTTTAAGACCTTGAACAGCCACATGAAAGGACTGTCAGCCAACGAAAAGCAGGATATTTTCCACGCTTTATTTGGAACGACTGGTCAGCAAGCCGGCGCTATCCTGACTGAGAACGCTAAGCGTTTAGGCGAACTTAACAGCGAAGTTGAAAAGGCTAACAAGTCTGACTACATTTCCACGCTGTCTAAGAAGAACCTTACGTCAGCTAAGTCACAAATCGAGATCGCTAAGGAATCACTGACTAACGCTGGAATGGATATCGCCAAAAATGTTTTGCCGGCAATCACTCCACTTATTCAAAGCGTAGGTAAAGCGGCGCAAGCGTTCGGCCGGCTTGATCCGTCAGTGCAAAAGGCGGTAGCCAAGTTCGTTGTGTTTACAGCAGCGGCAGGACCACTGATGAGCATTCTAGGTAAGATCGTGGGCTTTGGTGGTAATGCTGCTAAGGCCTTTGGAACGTTGGCCGGTGGAATCGGTCGGGCAACAAGCGCCGCTAAATTAGGCGGTTCAGCCTGGCAGATTCTTAGATCAGGTTTTTCTAAGTCGGCCTATGAAGCGGCTAATTTTGGATCGAAGGCAGCAGTCGCTGGTTCAGCGGCAACTAGTGCAGCAAGCGGTATGACCACATTAGGAGCTGGTGCGGAAGCGGCTGGGGCTAGCACGGCATTGGCTGGTGCATCCCTAAGTTCACTAGCGATTGGCGCTGGTGTTGCAGTCGCCGCTATCAGTGTCGGCGTCGCTGTGTGGGAATTGTGGGGTAAAGAAGCCTCCGCATCCGCCGCACGGACAAATCGCTGGGGTTCAGACGTCGGGGCGGCCACTGACAAATCCTTGCAGAAATTCCAGTCCATGTCTAGCGGTATCAAAGGCGCATTAACTGATATGCAGACGGCATCTCAAACCACTACTAAGCAGATGCGGAGCAACTTTAACTCTGAATTTGCACAAATGGAAAGAGACGCTAAAAAACACCTTCAAGGCGTTGAGCAAGCCGAAAAAGGAATGAGTACAGAGGTTGCAGCGGCCGTTGAAAGGCAAGCCAACAAGGAACGTAAGCAATACGTTAACACGTTAGCTGACGCTCAAGATGCGCGAACAACGGCTAACAATATCCTCAAGACTCAGCCTAATGGTAAAGTTTCAGACTTATCCGATACTCAGCGAGTTATGCTTGCCAATTCACAGCAACAGTTGATGAATGACGAACTAAAGATCTGGAATATTACTGGCGAAAAACGCAAGAAAGCGCTAGCCGTATTAAACCAAGACATTACTAAGATGAACCGCCAACAGCGGAACACCACATTAGCTGACCTACGCTCCGAAACCGCTACGATGGACAACGAGTACAATAAACAGGCTAATAACCTTAGAAAGCAACTTAGGAAGGGAACGATTAACCAGTCTGAATACCGTGTAGGGATGAAGGCCAACGAGAAGGCCCTTTCTGACTACGTTACTAAGGCGTCGGCTCAGTACATCAAGATGGCCAAAGCCAATGGTCAATCAACGGACCAGATCAAGCGTGACATGCAGCAAGCTGGTTTAAGCTACGCTGACGGGATCAAGGAAATCAAACGCCAGTCCACTGAAGCGGAACGTAACCTCAAGTCACTAGCGGTTAGCACAGAAGGCCTAAAAGGCAAGACTAAGAAAGCCGCCGATGACTGGAACAAGCTTGTCTTTGATCCTAAAACCGGTAAGGTGCGGACCAATGCGCAAGAAGAGGTTAATAAAGCCGTTAAGTCGAAGAACCAGTGGAATGAAATGAAACTGCTAAATAAGCAGGGGAAAATGTCCACGAACGCGGCGAAAATGGTTGCGTCAGCCTTAATTGCTAACGGCCAATGGAACTCAATGAGTTGGAAGGAACAGTCAGCCTGGTTACACGATAAATTTAGCCAGACGATTGTAAAAGCTCTTGAAGATTCTGGCAAATGGAACAGCTTAACACTGGACCAGAAGCAAGCAATCGTGACCTCTAAAGGTAAGGCTGAAATGGCCGACAACCTGGTCAAGTTCGGCGTGTGGAACTCACTCTCTCTTAAGCAACAGGAAGCGCTAGTACATACTAGCGGGACCAAGGATGTCATGGACGCGCTGGATAAGATGGGCAAGTGGAATCAGCTTACGCCTAAACAGCAAGAAACAATTGTTAATGCTAAAGGCGGCGCTGAATTAGGCCAATTGCTAACCAAGTACGGTGCATGGCAAGGCATGCCAGCTAGTGTGCTTAAGACAGTTGTCGCACAAGACCAAGCCAGCGGGAATATTCAAGCTGCTAACTCCGCCATTCAGTCGTGGGAAAAGGCTAATCCAGGTATGAAGTACGCCAACGCGCAAGATAACGCCAGCGGTCCATTTGGCAACGCACTCTCTAAGGTGTGGAACTGGAATGGTACCAGCGTTAACTCTAAAACTGCGCAAGGGAACGACGCGGCCAGCGGCCCATTTGGTACTGCGGTAGGCGGAGTTAACCGATGGAACAGAACAGGAGCCAACTCTAAGACGGCAACTGCTCGTGACGCGGCATCTAGCGCGATCCAATCGGCGATCAACAAGATCAAAGAATGGAACGTTACCAATCCGGTCGTCCACACCATTCAAACGGTGTACAGCTTTGTTACTAAAGGTAAGAAACACGCCAACGGGACTAACTACCACACCGGTGGTCCAATGATTGTTAACGATCAGAAAGGGCCGATGTTCCGTGAAATGGTGCAATTCCCGGGCCAGATGCCGTTCGTACCGTTCGGCCGTAACGTACCAATCAATGCACCGCGTGGGACTAAGGTCTTACGGGCTAGCGAAACGGCCAAGCTGTTTAACGGCTTACCGCAGTACGCTAATGGAAACACTGACGCCGTATCGATTCTATCTAGTTTGCGGGCTCAACCGGTCACGAGTATGGGCAACTCTGGTAGCGCGATCACAACTGATCAAGTTAACAAGTTGATTATCCAAACGGCGCAAATGGTTGATAGCATGGGCCAGATGTTAGGACTTAACGCGGCGCAATTGACCGCCATCAAAGCCGGTGCGTTTGACAAGACGCACATGTACAGTGTCATGGGCCGTGATCAGATTATGTTTAATACTCAGCAATTGTGAGAGGGGGATGAGGATAATTACTTTAAACATGCTTTATATCAAGCTTGACGACGGCAAAGAGATTGCCAACGCCGATATAACTGACGGTTTAACATTTCTAGGATTAACCGAATCTCCAAGCATTGCTAACAATTACGCCGACACTACGATGATGGACGGCGAGTTGTTTAACTACGCACGTTACGCTAGCACAACAGTTAAGGTTAAGTTCTTGCTCAGGTTTAACAGTCGCGCTGATTTTAAGTTAGCAAAGCACGATATTTATCGTGCCTTTGCACAGAAAGGCATTTACCGGCTAAGGACGGCTGTTGAACCTGAATTAGTCCGGTATTGTCGCGTGGGTGAGTTTGAGATTGAATCCGATCCTAGTGATCCTAACTGGGTCCAGTTTGAAGTTCCGTTTGAAAACCCACGTGGGATGCTGTTCAGCCGGTTAAACTCTGACCAAATGACTGATAAGCAGTTTGGCATGAATTTGCCCGAAAAAGGCTATTCATATCATTTCGCTAATCAATCTGATTTTGTGGTTTACAATCCAAGCGATATACCAATCGACCCGTACTATCAGAGCCACGTGCTTAAGCTAACCATGCGTCACAACGGCGGTAGTTTTACGCTAACCAACCATACTAACGGTACAAGCTTTAAGTACAGCAGTAATCTTAGTAGCGGCGACACATTACTTTTGGACGGCGTCCACGTTTACCGGAATAGCAACCTTGATAGCGCTAACAGTAGCCTGGCCGACGTCAACGTTAAGCCGCTTTCCCTAGCGACTGGCGAGAATCATTTTCATATTGATGGTGCCGGCGATTTAGACGTGACGTTTAGTTTTCCCTTTATTTACCTAGCTTAAGGAGGCATATCATGGACAAACCGATGGTAACAATGTCTCCGGGCAATAATCGCAGTTTAAAAGAGCCGATCACGGATATGATCCTGTGGTCGACTTTTCATTTGCAATGGGAAAAGAACTCAAGCTATCAGCTGAATTTAACGGCTTACGACAACTCGAGCGCGGTGTATAGCCAGCTAGATGTTGAATCATCGATTTATTACGCTGGTCAAGAATACATCGTTAAAGAGTGCATTGAGTCGTTCGATACCGGCGTTAGCACGAAAGAGATTACGGCCTTACATGTTTACATGGACATCGACCGAATCTACCAGCACGACACACGGGAAGGCAAGAAAACCTACTCAATCGATGACGTGGTTAAGTACTGGCTTGATGGTAACTCACTAGGCTTTACTTATGAGGTGCATGGTAGTTTCGATCATCAGGAAATCGAAAATCTGGGTAATGGGTCTGGCAAGGATATGCTTTCCAAAGTCCTGGACACCTGGAAAACAGCGGTTATCTTTCCTGACAATCGCAAAATCAGAATTTATACGCCGGACGAGTTTTTCAAAGACCAACAGAAACGTGTGGATTACCTCCACAACTCAAAGTCAGTCAAGTTTGACTACAACACGCTTAACATCGTTAACCAAGTAAAGTGCATCGGTGCCAAGCATACCGTTGAACTGTCTAACGTAACCGGTAGCGGTAACGGGGCCACTACTGCTGTCAATGGTGACTGGACCGAAGCAATTAAAAATGCCGCTAATATGATGGGCGTTAACCTAGATGATGCTGGGTTAAGCGCTATCTTGCGACGGATTAACCAGGAATCTGGCGGGTCAGAAACTATCACCAACAACTGGGACAGCAACGCGGCCGCTGGGCACCCTTCAACTGGGTTGCTCCAGTATATCCAGCCGACTTTTGAAAAGTGGTGTGTCGATGGTCACGCTGACATCCACAAGGGATTTGACCAGTTACTGGCCATGTTTAACGACTCTAACTGGTTGGCCGATATTTCAGTTAGTGGTGGCTGGGGGCCAACTGGTCATAAACGCATGTCAAAAACCAAAAACGACGGCACAACCAAAACCACCAACAGTTGGGGATGGCCGTTTCCAAGTGTTGGTGAAGGAACGTTTATGCAGTCACAGAAGTTCGGCTATGACGGTGGATGCCGCCAGAACAGTTTCCATGATGGCCTGGATTTTGGGTCTGTCGATCATCCAGGAAGTGAAGTCCACGCCGTGCATGGTGGCAAGGTAACCGCTAAGGCGTGGGGATCTGGTGGGATCAACTGGTACGTAGTCATTACAGATGATGGCGGGCTAAACGTTGAATATCAAGAAGCATTTGGCAGTGAATCTAACATTACCGTTAATGTTGGCGATACGGTCAAAACTGGCCAAGTTATCGGCTACCGTACGACTGACCACTTGCATATTGGCATTACCAAAATGTCAATTCCAGCCGCGTTTAGTCATGCATTTAGCAACGACGGGACCTGGCTAGACCCGCAAGAAATTATTAAAAATGGCATCTCATCAGGTGACAATAGCGAAACGGTATCGGCAGATGTCTACTACTTTGAACCGTTTATCGTAACCGATGAAGATTCAGTAAAAAAGTGGGGCGTGCATCCTGGCCAAGACGTCGAAGATGAACGTTTTACCGACGCTGAATCAATGAGAAAGTACGTTTTGGCTAACAAGCTCCACCCCGAACCAGATCTAAGCATCGAAGCGTCATTTATGGGTCAAGATGCTTACCAGCCGGACGCTGGTGAAATTTTGCGGGTACAGATACCTGGCAAAGGTTACAGCGAGAGTGTCCAGACAGTCGGCTTCGATCGCTATCCAATGGCTAACAACAGTTCAGTGACGCTCAACGCAACGCCAACCACGATTTTAGACTATCAACGTGACCGGAAACGGCAGATTGATAGTGCACTGACCTCACAGAAGAATTTGCTGTCGTCAGTCAGCACGAAGGTAAGCAACCAGGAAGCGCAGATAACTCAACTACTCAAGTCAAACGGCAACGACGTTAGCTTTAATGAAGAGACGATGGAAAGAATCAAAAAATTCACGGAAGGAGGGACGTAAACTTTGCTGTATAGGCAAATAATTTTGGAATGGGGCCAAGATACTGAATCTGGTGTGTGGGGTCTAGGATACTCACCAGACAATGGTAAGAATTTTTACGTACTTAACACCACACACGGCCGTAAATATCGCGCTGAAGATGGTAACCGGCTTTACCCTTACATCTCTGACCAAATACAAGACAAGATTGATACTGTCGTCGCTCCGGCTAAAAGCGCCGCCGACAGTGCTCAAAGCGCTGCTGATGCCGCCGTCGCAAGCGCGCAAGTGACAAGTGCCGCCGTGAGTGCGATTGCTAGTGCAACGGCAGAGGCCAAGCAAGGCGCTAACGAAGCGATGAGCCGGGCTAAGAGCGCGTGGGATGTTGCAACCGGCGCTAAAGAAGCCGTGACTGACTTTGACCCGTTGCTTAAAAGCGCCCAATCCGACGCTGGCAAGGCGCTCGCCCAGATTGCCGACACGGCCAGCGCTTTGAGTGACGCTAAGACGGCGTTTGACAGTGATGTGGCGGCGGCAAAAAATCTAGCTAGCACGGCGCAGGAAACGGCCGACAACGCCGTTAAAAGTGCGTCAAGCGTGGCAGATGATCTAACAACAGTGGCAAGCCAAGCAAAGGCCAACGCAAGCGGGATCACGAAGGTGACGTCCGATGTGGGATTATTACAAGCCACAGTGGCCGACAACAGCGGTAACATTTCCACGATCCAAGAAACGGCGAAACAAATTCAACAAGTCGTGTCTGATAACGCTGGTAACATCACGGTGGCCAAGCAAACCGCCGACAGCGCCGTCGCGGTGGCCAGCGATGCCCGCAGTAATGCGACCGTCGCCATCCAAACTGCGTCACAAGCAAGCATCACGGCACAAAATGCAAGTGGCCAGGCGGCAAGCGCCGTGCTCACGGCTAACGGGGCACTGACCACCGCTAGCGATGCTAAGAGTGACGCCACAGTGGCGGTTCAAACAGCGAGTGGAGCTAGTCTAACGGCAACTAATGCGCAAGGTGATGCTACAATCGCCAAACAAACCGCCAGCGAAGCTAAAGTCCAGGCGTCCAACGCTGAGAGTGACTTCGCCCAGCTATCGATCAGAGCGAACAAGATCGAGGCAAATGTGGCGAACAACTCGGGGGCGATCGCTAGCGTGCAACAGACCGCTACTGGGCTGACGACGACGGTGGCCAAGCTAAACGCCCGGGACGGCATTAACTTGTTGCAAGGTACGTCCGCTACGGAGAACGAAGGTCCATCTGATTTTAGTGGGATAGTTGTGACAGCGGGTGATAGCTATACATTCTCTGGGTTTATGTCATCAACTTCGACAAGTGGGATTATTGCCCCTTATATCCAGTTCTACGATGGCTCCGGTACCAAGCTAAAAGAATTCGCTAAGAATAGCAATGTTCCAGTTGCAAGTGGGACATCGTTTGTAGTCACAGGTGTGGCGCCAACCAATTCTGTAACGGCACGGGTACTGTTGGCCCAGTCCACCGGTTCAATCACAATTAACTATCGTTCGTTGAAGTTTGAGCATGGTTCACAAGCAACCCCGTGGACACCCGCTCCAACGGACGCAAGTGTGGCTTACAATTCGCTCAAAGTCACGGTGGATCAAACCTCCGACATCATCAACGACCCCAAAACCGGGCTTAACGCCACCTACCAAACGGCGGCCGGCAATGCAACCACGATCAGTAACGTCAAGAGCGACGTCGCTCAGCTGGAGACGACCGCTACTGGGCTAACGTCACGTGTGGGCAATCTTGAGAGCAAGAGTGCCACCCAGCAGACCGAGCTTGACCAAACCAAAGCAGCGATCGCATTGAAGGCCGAACAAACCGACGTGGACACGCTTAAAGGTAACGTGACAAGTTTGCAAGCCGATAGCACCACGCAAGCTAAAGAGATCGAAACCAAGGTTACCCGCTCCGATGTAACCGGTATGCTGACCGACTATGCGACGCAAGAGTATACGCAGTCACTCATCACACAGAAAGCCGACGAATGGAACGTAAACTTAACCAAACTAAAAAACGACACTCAAACCAGCTTGACTCAATTGGCGGTAGGGGTAGAAGGCGTCCAGGCACAGGTCTACAACTCAGACGGGTCTAGCAAAATCACTCAGCTGTCCAACTTGATCGCGACAAAGGTATCTCAAGGCGACTACAACTCGCAGATCACTCAGCTCAAGAACGATATCAATCTTCGGGTTGCTAAAGGCGACGTGATCAGTCAGATCAACCAAGAGGCTGGCGGAGATACGTTGATCCAGGTAAGCAATGGTAAGAAATCGCTCATCCTTGATGCTGGAAACACGATCATTACCGGTAAAGCTTGGATACCGAGCGCGGCGATTGCTAACCTAACGGCCGATCAGATCCAAGCCGGAACGCTGTCAGGTAGCAAAGTCCACGCCGGTGATAATAGTGGCAATGCGATCGATATGGGTGTGATAAGCGCTGATTATGTGGGCTTCCACGCCTACGCTAAGAATGGCGACAATACGTATATCGACCTTAACGGGATCCATAACTATGGTGCTAGCTACGATACGAGGATCCAGCAAGGCAAGATCACGACCAACTACCTCACCGTTAACGGTGGTGGCATGATTGACTTCCGTGACAGCAATGGGACAGGAATGATTGCTGAGGGATCAACACTCACATTTGATGTTGGCAATACGCCGGCTGGGTATTTGTCATACAGCGGAATGCCGGTCGCTGAATTACCGGACGGTTTAGGTGGGAACGAGCTTGCGATTAGGTATGGGCTAAGCGCGTCGATCATCCCAAACGATAACAGTGGCGCCCAAGCTACTTTCAGCAATGCGGCGCAAAAGATCGCCTATATGACCGGGACTAGCCAAGGTAAGCGGATGTTATCTGGGCTAGAGATCCATTCCAATAATCACCATTGGTTTGGTGCTGTTAACTCTGATGCTACGTATAACCGGATAGAAATTAACAGCAACGATGGCCTCAACCTGACTTGGCACGACAACACCCACTTCTGGGTAAGCGATGGTAAGGCTAAACTGTATAAAGATTACAATGATGGCCAAACAGCTACTGAGCTAGAAGTTCACGGTTGGGCATGGGTCAACGGCTGGGTTGAGGCGGCTGGCCATTCTCAACACTCGACGCTATCATCGAAGGCCAGAATCGAAAAAGCCGACCCGGACTATATGTTGGATTTAGTCAACAACACAGACCTGACGACCTTTGCTTTTAAGTCAGAGTTGGCCGAAGGTATAGAAATTAAGCACATTGGACCGATTATTGATGACGTAAACGACGTTGCACAGTATCGAACACCAGCGGAATTTATCGCGCCAACCAAAAAGGCACGTGACGATGACAACATGATCGGTGCCTTATTTGGCGCCGTACAAGCGCTCACAAAACGCATTAAAACATTGGAGGAGAAGACAAAATGAATAACGAAGCAATGCAAAATCTAGTGAACGACTATGCGTCAGAACTAGGTGTACTGCACTCTAACTTGGTAATCGAACGGGCAAACAATCGTGCGCTAATGGCACAGCTAGACAAGGCAAACCAGGAATTAAAGGAACTCAAAGACAAGCAAGACACTACTAAGGAGGACTAATCATGAACATTCAAGTAAACTCATTAAATTACAATTTCACTAACGACGGCTCAATCGATTCTGCACAAGTCGGACTGTATGGCCGTGATGCGACGTCTGGTGACTACATCAACGCACAGATCAAGGTTAAGCAATCCGACCTGGCCGAAGGCGCTACCTTTCTAACGGCCAGCATGACAGACATTGTGACGATTGCCAAGAAGAAGTTGGCGGCTGATGCGGAATTGAAGGATGCTACCGTCATCACTCCAGCCCAATAGGGGATGATTAAATGACTAAGATGATTGCACTAGGGGACTCGATTTTTGCAGGGCTCGCTAGTAATGGTCAGGGTGGCCACGTCCAAGCTAACCCAACGATCCCACAAATGGTGGCTAGTGCGCTAGGCTGGGAGTGCAATAACCAAGCGATTGGCGGGACGAAGTTTACCGACAGCGACGGGAAGGGCACTAACTTTACCGACCAGGTCAAGAAGTTTAACTTTGCTGACTACGACCGGGTGTTGATTGGCTACGGTATTAATGACTACGACGACAGTCCATATCCACCGCCGTATGAGGTGATGGACGCAATCAAGCGTGGCGTGGAAAAGATCCGATCGGACAACTCGGCGATCAAAATATATATTGAGGTGCCGACGCCGTCTTTTGCAAAAAACAACACCAACCAGGATGCTAAAAACGAAGGTGGCCACACACAACGGGAGATCAACGATGCGATCGTAAGTGAGGCAACGGCCCTCAACATCCCTTACTTTGACTACCGGGACAAAGCCCCGTATCTGATCATGTACGCTAATCGGACTGAAACATTGGATACTTGGATGATCCACCCCACAGTTCCAGTCATGCAACAGATGGCACAACTACTCAGTGAGTGGATCGAAGGCCTGGAACGGCCGACTGTTGTGGACAACGGATCGTCATCTATGTCGTATACGCCTGATCCGATTAAGTGGGTAGACCTAAACGGCAATAGTGATAACGAGAGCACTAGCGGTAACTCGTCCGCAACATACACCGTGCAACAGATCGACAAGCTAGACCTAGCTAAAATCAACTCGGTTAGCGACTTGATCAGTACTTTAAACGACAACGTTAAAAAGATCTGGACGGCGATGATGGGTATCTCTGGTGAGGTGACTGATACAGGCTGGACGCCACAGACGTTTGACCTGGTCAACCGGCAATATCGCAACTACATTAGTGACACAGTAACCGCCATCCAACGATACGCTAGTGGGACGCTTGGCGGGACAGAGATGGACGATGACAACGGGAATCAAATCAGCGTGGAGGCTTACTCATTGAGTAGGTCTCTTTTCATTAACGACGTAATTACGTCGCTCAATAGTTGGTTTACCGTGTGTCAGACGTGCCTTAATTCAATTATTAACTCTATGTATTAGGAGGCTTTTATATGGCAAGTACATCATTTGGTAGCCACACCTACACGCAAGTGGACACCACCCTAGCGGCCGACGTGACGGCCAAGATTGACGAGCTATCCGGCCGGCAAGGCGACAATATGCGTCCGGTCTACTTGCAACTCGTCCACACTGACGGCGGCGTAACGTCAGCCTGGAATCTTGGGTCTTACTCGGTGCAATTAGGCGGTAAGGACTACGCCGGGAAGATTAAATTAACCAACACGGCGACGATTATGAACGCCGCTAAGGGACTGGTCCTGATCAAGATTCCAGCGGCATTTTATCAGGCGGTTGGCGATTACCAATCCGCTTTTATCAGAATTATGAACGGCGATGACGTGGTCTCAACCGTCAATGTTGCGTTCAGCGTGTTTGAAAACTCTCTGGCAATTTCTAGTGGGGACAGCATTACCTATCTTGGCGAAGTTACCGATCAGGTAAAGCAAGCACAAGCTCAAATTGACCCGATTAACATGCAAGTACAGGCGATCCAGTCCACGCTCTCTGCGGTGCAATCAGCGGCTAAGAGCTACCTTGATGAAGTATCTAGTCAAGCACTAGCTAAGACCAAGTCAGGGAATGAATTTACGGAGTGGAACACCTTTGACCAAGGAATTACGGTGAAGGGCCGGGTAGAAGCTGATTCACTAGGTGAGACGTACGGCGCATGGAAACAGATCACTAACTATGTTGATGGCAAGTTTAGCGATACTGGAACTCGGACTAACAGCGGGATCACTTTCCTAAACGGGAACTTCTCGGACGCCGGCTTACAGGTCCGCCACGTTCGGTTAGGGTCGTTAAACCTGCTGTTCATTTCAGGCGCGATGCGGTTCCACAATGGATTTACTGACTTATGGCACCAATACGATCTATTCAATGTCGGGGACCTTGCCAACGTCCAAAACGCTATGATCCTCAAGCCGTTGGAAGTTGCCGACGGTGATATGACCCTATGGATCAGGCTAAATGGGCAAACCGTTACAGCAACACCGGTTGGCTCTAAGACGATCGCATCGCGTGATTGGTACTTTAATTTAGGCCAAATCTTTATCTGGTAAAGGAGGTGATTAAATGGCAGATGATGATATCAAACTCACGATTGGTGACGACGGCTATATCCACCTAGCAAAATCCGATCTGGCACAATGGCTTCCGTCAATTGATCCGTCATCAAAGACCTGGTTTGTTGATGGCGCGGACACTAAGGTACTTGCTCAAGCACCAACACTCAACATCGATTCTAAGACTGGAAATTGGATTATCAACGGCACTGACAGCGGGGTATCTGGTCTGGGCCACATTGGGCCACAAGGTGCTCCTGGTCAAAGCGCACTGACCTTTAAAGTTGGCACTGTGTCTAACGGTACTAACGCGGCAGTCACCAACTCAGGTGACGATGCAAACGTGGTCTTAGACTTTGTCGTCCCGGTTGGCGAAGCAGGTAAGGATGGTAACGACGGCGTTAGTCCGACGATCAAGGTTGGCAACGTCACAACCGATGGTGCAACGACAACCGTCACTAACCGCGGGACAGAGAGTGCAGCGGTGCTGGACTTTAACTTCCCGCTCGGCTCATATGTGACTAGCGATGGGCTGACTAATACGCTTAGCGGATATGTGGCCAAGTCAGCACTCACTAGCTACTACACGTCAGCTCAGATGGACACCAAGCTCAGTGCAAAGGCTGATTTAACGATGATTGCTAACATCGCTGATAAGGACACGGTGCAGACACTGAGTAACAAAGTTGACCAGCTCAATGCGCAGGTTAACTCCCAAGCCCAGACGATGATCAAGCTTCAAGACCAGATCAACACGGTCTTGGCCAAGCTCAAGACGACTACCACAACTACGGCTTAGTGAAGGGAGGTGATAACTATGGACGTGCACCACCCTTTGGGGTTTGACTGGGGCGAGTGGGTGGCAATCTTTACTCTAATCGGAGTCGTTGCCGCCTATGTCCGCTCAAATGTAAGCCGTATGGCAATCGAATCCTCACAAAACGAGTCGCAAAAGCTCTCAAGAGCAATTGACCAGTTGGAGAAGACCATGATCGAAGTCAATGCAACCCTACAGGCCATCCGTGAAGACCGGACGGAGGATCGCGAGCGACTTGACCTTTTAAGTCAAGAGGTGGGGAAGCACCGTGACTGGCTGGTTAGTGACCATCGACGGCTTAAAGTACTCGAAGAACGGACACAAGACAGTAAATAGGAGGAAGAAAAAATGGAGATTAACTCAATTGCAGACGTTATCACGGCAGTGGCGGCGGTCTCACTGCCAATCATCATCACTTACTTGTCTAAGTGGGTCAAGGGCAACCGGACGGCTGAAACTATCGTTTCAATCTTGCCAAATTTGGCCAAGGACGCGGTCGTAGCCATGCAGCAGTTGGGAGTGGAAAAGGTGATCAAAGGCGAAGCCAAAAAGTCCCACGCCGTCCAGATCGTCAAGCAAGCCTTGGCTAATCTTGGCTTTACCAACACGGACGAAGCGACTTTACAAAATGCGATCGAAGCCGCCTATGCCCAGCTCAAGGCGGACGGAACGCTTGATGCTTACCCACAAACGACTAAGTCGACAGACGATACGCAAGCCAAAATCACTAAGACGGAAGCTGAGTTAGCAAGCCTCAAGGAGCAAGAAGCAACCGCTCAAAAGCAGTTGGATGCTTTGAAGGGGGCACAGAATTAAAAATGCAAAAGATGAAGATGATCAAGTGCGGGGCCGCAAGTGTGGCGATCGCGCTTTTACTTTTGCCGTTGGCAGGCACGGCGCACGCTACGACTGTAAAGCACTACGGGGTGGACTGGTCTAAGTATCAAGGCAACGCTGGCAAGTGGGGCTATGCTCGGGACGACTTTTCAATCTCGCAGATTGGGGGTTACTACAACGGTTCCTTTGTTCCACAGACGACTTATGGAACACAAGTGGCCAACACGATTGCCCTCAACAAACGAGCCCACACGTACATTTACGCTCAATTTAGTGGAACGGCGCAAGCTGATCAAATGCTTGACTACTACCTCCCTAAGGTTCAGACACCTAAGGGTTCGATCGTGGCTTTAGACGTGGAATCAGGGAACCCTGACTTAGCGTCGGTTGAATATGCCCTGCAAAAGGTCCAGGATGCCGGCTACACGGCAATTCTTTATGGTTACAAGAGTTTCTTGATCAACCATTTAGGATCGGCCGGCCTGCAAGAAATTGCTAGTCAGTACCCGCTGTGGCTCGCAGAGTATCCGAACTACAACGTTACACCGGAGCCAAATTACAACTATTTCCCGTCCTTTATCAACGTTCAGATGTTGCAGTTCACGTCAACCTACGTTGCTGGTGGGTTGGACGGCAACGTTGACTTTACTGGTATTACAGAAAACGGATACAAGGACGGTAATGCGCAGAAGCCGGCCACGAACACGCCGGCAACCAATACCGGTAAGCAACTCCACGAGGACACACACAACTATACCGTCAAGAGCGGCGATACGTTATCTGCAATTGCTAGTCGGTACGAGATGACGGTTAATGCGCTGGTTACGCTTAACGGCATCCAAAATGCTAATCTGATCTATCCGGGTCAAGTGTTGCGAGTGGCTGATAGTGGTCAAGGTTCTAATGTATCGCAAAAGGCTACCACGGCCACGACGGCTGGTACGTACACCGTACGCTACGGTGATACGTTATCCGCAATTGCTAGCCGCTATGGCACGTCCACCAGCACGCTAGCAAGCATCAATGGCATCAGTAATCCTAACTGGATCTATCCTGGTCAGGTGCTCAAGCTAAGCGGTGGCTCATCCACACGGTTCTACACGGTTCGGTCTGGTGACACGCTATCCGGCATTGCTAGCCGACTCGGTACGTCCTGGACTAGCTTAAAAGCTAAAAATGGCATTGCCAACGCCAACCTGATTTATCCAGGCCAAACGCTTTATTACTAATATCTACTCCCCCTTGCCTAATCGGTGAGGGGGATTTTTTTGTTTTCATTTCTTGGGAATTATAGTTTAATGATGTTTGGCCGGAAATCCCGTGACTTTAGTCATGGGATGGATAGGCTCACTATGATATAATATTTGTAGATAGTAATTGACTTAGTAATTGCATCACTAAGAACCAAAGTGAGTAATTACAGCATTATAAGGCTAACTATCTAACAACTATTAATATATTGTCCCTATGGCAACCTGGGGACGCTAAAGGCATTGGTAATTGCCGTGTAAGACGAAACAGTTCGTAGAACTGTTCGCAGTGGCCTATCTATGCAAATTGTGGTTCAAGCACTCATCAGAAGGGTGTTTGCTCACAAGCCACGTCCTTTAGGGCGTGGTGGTTGACTCCCCCTTGCCTTAATTGATGAGGGGATTTTTTTGTGTTAGAAAGCGTTTCATTTTTTTGAAAGCGGGCAAGGAAAAACGTTCTTTTAAGGACGTGATGAATTGCTTTTTTTGTGCCCTTAGGGCACATGATCGAACCGTAATGTAATATAATTATTGGTATGAACACCACAAGATATAAAAACAGAGAATTCTTCTCCAAAAGAAACAACAGACTATATAAAAGAATCGCCACAAAAGCCAAATAAAAAGTGGTGGCGTTTTGGTATGTTCAGAAGTCAATAAATTGGACTATTTTTATTCAGTTACTTAGGCCCTTCAGAACCTAAATTAACTTTGATTTACGATCTGGTGATTCATCATTGGAATAGAATTATCTTTTTCAAACAAACTGTTTGTGCTTCGTCTGTTTCTGAACGAAAGATCAATCCTAAGCGTCTTCAAAGGTTAGCTAGAAAGAGTATTCAGTATGGTGTCGGTACTAAAGCACAACAAATACTCCAAAAACAGTTGGAATGTCAAAAAGTAACTCGACAACATAATAGACGTACTAAGAAGATCTTGGATTAAGAAAAAAGATATAAATTGCACCAGGCCAAGAAAATATAAAAACACAAGGGGCATTGAGAATCTAGTATAGAAAACTATGTGTTGCATTTTAGGGCCTATAATATCAATAAATTTCCATTAGGAGAAAAGATGAATCTAAATATTGAAACACTAAATAAACTAACAGAACAGCATTATAAACTGTTACTTGAAGCAGATCCTAATGAAAAATTAATAAGTAAGTATTTGAACCGTTCTTTTTGTTTTGAGGCAACCTATAACAATGAATTATTAGGAGTGTTGATTCTTTTACCTACACACCCCGAAACACTAGAAGTTGTGAACATTGCCGTAATTTCAACACAAAGAAACAAAGGAATTGGGCATCAACTTCTTACTTTTGTCGAAAAATATGCGCGAAACAATAATTACAAGTGTCTTGAAATTGGAACTGGTACAACTAGCTTCGGACAACTTTATCTTTATCAAAAATGTGATTTCCGCGTTGTTGGTGTTGATCAAAATTTCTTTACAATTCACTATGATAAAGAAATTACTGAAAATGGTCTTGTTTTAAGGGACATGATACGTTTGAGAAAAGTTCTTAAATAA